GTGCTAGCTCATCGATTGATACGTCCTGTAGGAACGTGCGCTTCTCGCGCTTCCATCCGACATAGCTGACCATGATACCCTTCTCAAGCAGGTAGTTGGCTCCCAGTTCCATCTGATTCTTGAAGTCAGGGATATAGCTAGATTTCATCCACTTGAGGAATGAGGATACCAGTGCAGCCCGTGGAATTGACGTAGTGCTTGTTGGAAATGCCTTAATGTGACTTCTGGTCAACGCTTGATCTAGAATGGATACGAACGCATCGATTCTCTCACCAATGACGTTGACCTCCATGTCTGACGCGCCGTCCCAAGGAAAAGCATTTGATCCATTCTTACGAAGGTCTTGGGTCTTTCCGTCCCAGATGTTTCTACGGTCATCGTAGCTTCTTCTGCAAACCTCAAAGTATTCATCGAGCTGCAACAAGCAATTGTCGTAGGCATTTCGTAGTGATGGGACATCTGGCTCGGTGGATGCGTAGATGAGCGATTCGCCCTCCATAATTTCTTCTTCTTCTGATGATTTCATAGGTTATAGCTGTAGTAAAATTCTCCATTCTCTTCTCTGACCGATACCGTGACCGTCTTCTTGACGATGCGTTGAGAATCCTTCTGTGAGCATTCAATCGGGATGCGTGTGCCGTCAAGATCACCATAGACAAACCTTGGGTTCTGTGCTGGGCCGACAATGAATACTTCTATCTCAGTCTTGCTAGCCACAGGCTCGGCAAGGTGCTTCTTGAACATCCACATCGCATGGTCAGTCCAATAGATCGTCGCTCCGTTCTTATCCCAGTGAACGCCCTTGATTAGGAACTCATCACGAAATGCTTTTGCCTCGGCTGGCTTTACATCCAACTTCTCGACAATGTCTCCTTGCTTCCAGCAGTTAATATCCACCATTTCCTTGTTTTGTTATTTGTGATTTTGTAGCGTCAACGTGATCCAAGTCAGCAATGGCAGCATAACGCAGAACGTCAATAGGATCTTTCCATGCTTCTTTAAGTCCTTGATCTCCAGTGTATTCAGCAAGTGCGCGAATGATATTCTCACAGTCTTGAGAGATGTAAAAGTGCGGGCGGTTTACTGAATCCAATGGCTTGCTGGTATCGTAGCTCATCTTACTGATCAACGCCTGTAGTCCTTCTTCAATATCAAGACCAGATGCTGGATTGCAGATAATTTCCATCTCAGCCAAGTCTTCGATAATCGAGGAAGCACCATCAGACGCCTGATACCTAGCAGCACCTAGCCTAGAGTCGATCAGTCTGTCAAATATCTCTTCGCCCTCTTCGTAGTTTTGGATCAGTTCGACGTAGTCACGGATGCCATACCCAAGACCCTTTGCCGCCTCACCAGCGACCCATTTGCCGCTCTTCCACTCAGCCCAGTCACCCACATCCACGCTAGGCCATTCCCGATAGACGTAGTAAGTTCCAGTCTCGTCAACCGCAACCCAGCACATGAACCAGTTTTTTGCACCAGCAGGGTCAATAATTTGATACCGCGTGATGTTCTCTGTGGGAATCTTGTCGTTGGGGATGACATTGACAGCAGTGTTGAACTTAGGGAATTTAGTCGCCTGAGACTTCACAGGGACTCCGTAAGCACGAATGAGGATCTCCTCCCGTGTCCTACCTTCAAGAGCCTCCTTGATACGCTCATAGCCTCCAAATGGGTTGTCCTGAGAGTGGAAATAGTGAATGCTGGCGTTTCTCTTCTTTGACCTCTGGATGTATGGCACAAGCTCACCCTTGAGCAGTTCCGCAGGTCTGGATTCGACCATAGATGCCCCGTCAAGATACTCCTTAACAACCTCAGTCCAGCCATCGATTGGTGTGAATGTAAGCAGTAATTTTGCATTTCTGGTAGCTAAGCGGAACCGTAAAGTATTGATCAGCTCGGGGCCTAGCAAGTATTCGTCCAAGTAAACACCTATGTTGTGCCACTTTGGGTCACGGCTACCAAGTTCAGCCCCTTCTAAAATAGTCGGGTTGTTTTGATACTGAGAGTACGTCTTGAAAATGATCTGTGATCCATTAGGAAGGATTAAACTCCCATCGGTAAACCCATTCTTCTTACTGTATGAAATGTACGCACTGGCAGATGTTTGCTTGGTCTTTAACTCCATTGGCAACCAGTCATAGATCGCACTTTGCTGCTGACGAATTGAAACTTCTGACGTTTGAGCAAAACAAAAGATTTCCGATTTGGGATTTTCAACAGCAGCTCTGACTACACAGTAAGAACCCCATGCAGTTTTCCCTGACCTGTTACCTCCAAGTGCCACAATCTCAGTGACTTGTGACAACGCTTCCTCAGCTTTTCCCCAGTGCGGTAAGTGAAATCCATAGCGAAACGGATCTTTTTCAGCATTTTCAATTGCCTCGTGATAAATCCCATGCAGGTTCACTATGTCCTCAGGATCCATTACCGCCACCTCTTCATCAGTGGGAGCCTTAAGAATAGCGTGTTTTCTCCAAGTTAGCATTTGGCAAACTCCCCTCTTAACTCTTTGGCTTTTTGCAGATAAGCTGCCGATGCTTCTTCTTTAGATTTGAATCTTCCAACCTTCACTGATTTTCTGTTAACCATCATTTGAGCGCGCCACATCCCAGTGCATTTGCAAAATGTAACACCTTTCATTCCTGAAGTGTTGTTTTTGTTTTTCCCTCGATTAAACATGTTTTCAGACCTGCTAGCGTGCCGCAAATTGCAAATCCTGTTGTCAGACTTGTCTTCGTTGATGTGATCAATATCAAGTAAAGGCCATTCACCATTCGACATTGCCCATGCTAGCCTGTGAGCAGAGAAATGAAAGCCATTGATCCATATTGATATGTAGCCCCGCTTGTTTGCATTCCCAGCGATCTCTCCAACAAGTTTGCTTCTGACAGGATTCATTACCCAAGTAAACAACCCTGTGTCTGGATTGTAGCTTAAGTAATTAAATAATTGTTTGACATCCCAAGACTGTTCTGGTTTTATTTTTTTAGCACGTTTCATATTCATGTATGTTTGGTGTTAGGGTGTCTCTAGACTGTACATCTAGGCGATACCCGTTTCTTACCATTGAGGGAAAAGATGTCAACTTTTTATTCGATTATTTCGGCTTCAATAGCCTGATCCTTGATTTTGTTGGCAATTCTAGCCTTGGCCTGTGCGATCATAATGGCTGCATCCTCGATAGATGCTCCCTTGCGATGCTCAATCACCACACCCGCCATGCCAGCAAGCTGAGTAGCTTTGTCAGTCATAATGCCGACCGTTAACGCCAATCTATCAGGGGAAATATTCTTCAGTTGCTCTGGATCTTCGGCAAGTTGTTCTGCTTTCTGGAACAGCAAGTCAGTATACTCCTCCGCAGCAATTGCGTACTTACGCGAAAAGTCCTTGCGCTTAGTTTCGAGAGTGTCCTCATGCCTCCATTCAAGCTCCCTGACGGTCTTTCTATCGATCCCAGTCTCTCTTGCGATAGCAGAGTAGCTTTTGCCCTGTGCAAGCCCCCAGAGAGCCTTTGCAGCTCCTTGCGGGTTCCAGTATTCAACCCTCTTACGGTCACCGTGTGCCTTTGCTCTTTCGAGGACTTCTTGGAACCATTCTGCGGGTTGCGACTCTTGTACAGTTTCGGTCATGTTGGATACACTGCCTGCTTATTTCAACTTAGCAAGAACTATTTGCCCATATTTGCTCTGAATCTTTCAGATGTCGATCCACCTTGATTTGCAGTAGCCGTATAGAAATCAGAAAGTCTTTGAGCTTCGTTTGGATCATTTCTTACAGCATGGGTCATTGCCATCATACCTGCTCTTGTTGCACTGATACCTTGCAGTGCTCTTCCCCAATTCTTATCAACAGTCTCTCTGCTGACCTTTTTAGCCATAAGATCAAACATTGGTTTTAACACACCTAATCCTTGCGCCCCAGACACCAATCTGTCTTTTGCAATTTGAACAGGGTTGCCTACAAAGAAGAACCTAGATCCACCAGTGCCGCCACCAGAAGCCTTGAAACCAATTTGTGCATCAGTGCTTCTAGTAAACATATTTGTATCCATCACGGTTGCTGCGGCTTTGAATGAATCAAACCAGTCCTTACCCATGACTTCCTTGATTCTTGACGCCATCTGATCTCCCTTTGGCCCAGCAAGATCCTCAAGCACTGATTTAGCGTCAAACAGTTCTGTTGCATTTGTTGTCTCAGCGGTAGTAGGATAGTCCTTAAACAACCGTCCAACAAAGTCACTCTGAACCGATGGCTTAACCTTTGCTGGCAACCTTTTCAGTAGCCTGCTCACCTCTCCCACATCAGCATTGAACAATGCGTCTGTGAATCCAGTGCTGTCAGTCACGTCCCAATTGCCCTTGCTTGCCGCCTTGATGATCGAGTTACTAGTAAACACATCCTTAGCGTTTTGCGCCGATGCTCTGGACTTGATCGATTCAATCATGGCCTTCTCCTCATCAGAACTCAAAGTTGAAAATAGCCTCTTAACGTC